CAAGATCTTTTAGTTTTTTTATTTGGCGGATATCGCCTTTCATGGAGGGGATGCTTAAATATGCACCCTCATCATCCATAACAACTTTACCGTCTGGCAGTTGCCATATATATAGTCCCCAGTTGACCTCATCAATTGGTTGAATACGCATTTTACCCATATGCCAATAATACCATCAAACCATTTAAAACTGAACATATGGATGTCAAAATAGTATTACTTTAAGGCATTTACAGGATGCATGTATGACAAAAGAGGTAATCCGCCGTTATAAGCAGTGCTTCCTCCAGAGTATTCTGCTATTGAAGCAATTACATTTGAGCTATTTAGGATAGGACTATTATCAACCTGAGAAACAGTAGATGACAAGAAGCCTAGGTATCTTGATTGTGCTTGGGCTTGAGTAAAGGTGCTTGGATAGATACTTATATACCCAAAGGTGCCTTGAGAAAAGAATTGATTTCTTTGATCCCCGCCCAAAACTAACTGGTAATTAATTGCAGATGGATATACACAAACAAAATGATAAGATTCATCGTCACACTTCTTGTGTATTAACTGATCTTGCAATTAACTACGCCCCAAATGGCATGTTCAATACATTTGATGATGGTATGCCAACTCAAATTGATATTACACTTTCATTCCGCGAACTTGCCCTTCTTACCAAAGATAAAGTTAAGGATGGTCTATAATGTATTTTAAAAATTTCCCGCAGTTCCTTTATGATTTTGATATTACAACAACAGTCGGTTCTGGAACGCAAGCAGTATTAACTGCAGATTTAGCTGGCCAAACAGTTGGTGCTGTAAATATTGTTAATGGTGGTTCAGGATATGTTAATGCAACAATTACATTTTCTGCTCCAGAAACTGGAGATTTGGCAGCAACTGCTTTTGCTGTCATTAATTCAGGTGTTATTACTGACGTTGTTATAACAGAACCTGGAACTGGATATGCGTCACCACCATTCGTTACAGTTTCTGCTCCATTTACTCACCAACAAACTCAGACTAAAGCATTAGCATTAACTGATATTACTAGAAATATTCGTTTCCGTAGAGATGTATTAGCAAATGTTACTGTATATGATTACTATGATATTGTTGATGGTGAAACTCCAGAAATTGTTGCTGAAAAAGTTTATGGCAATGCACAATATCATTGGATTGTAATGTTAGCAAATGAAAGATATGATTATCTTGCAGATTGGCCACTTACTCAAGTTGCGCTTGATCAATTTGTAAGCGACAAATATGGTGATGCTTCTGATGATGTTCACCACTATGTTGACTATAATGGATTTATTGTAAGTAGTGATGTTCCTGGAGCTACTTCAATTTCAAATAGACAATATGAAGATACTGTAAACGAATCAAAACGATCTATTAAAATTATTTCAAGAGAATTAGTTTCTACGATTATACAGAACTTTAAAGATGAGTTATAATGCAACCAGCGGATAAAGTTTTAAATTTTGCTGGTGAAGTCAGCATTGACAAATGTGATATTACTACCAGTGGTGGGGTGAAGCAAGATGTTGCTGCACAGGTTATTGCCATTTCAATTTATGAAGACTTATTCTCTCCATTTATGAGTGGTTCTTTAATTCTTAAAGAATCATTTGACTTAGTGAATCTCTTTCCTTTTGTTGGTGAAGAAATGATTGAGATTGAAATTAGTACACCAACTTTAGACGAAAAGAAAAATATTAAAGGTAAATTTTATATTTACAAATTAAGCGATAGAGAATTAATTGGTGATAAGAACATTGTATATCAATTACACTTTATTTCTATTGAAGCTGTTATTGATTTAAACAAAAAAATTAGTAAAGTATATACTGGAAGTCCAGTTGATATTGTTACTTCTTTAGTAAAAGATTCATTTAATGGTTTACAGAGTCAAAAGGAAATCTTTACTGAACCTACGACAAAAGACATAAAGTTTATTTCTAATTTCTGGTCTCCAGTAAAAGCAATTAATTTTGCTACTAGTTATGCTATTAATAAGAACCAATCTCCAAGTTATGTTTTCTTTGAGAATCGTTTTGGTTTTTATTTTATATCATTAGATAGTCTTTATGCAAATGGTGTATATCAACAATTTACATATGACAAATATACCAGAGATAAAACTGGAAGTGGCGGTGATTCTAAAAATGTGCAGGAAGATTATAGACGCATAGACAATATTACAATTCCAACTGGTTTTGATTATATGGATAGATTGCGTAGTGGTATGTTCTCGTCAAAGGTTACTACTTTTGATATTAATAAGAAACAATATAATGTTAAGAATTATGATGCTAAAGCAGACTTCGATAGTTTAAATCATCTTAATAAAAATCCTCTTATTGGTGATAACGCAATTTTTAGATCTAATGCATTACTAATAAATTATCCAAGAGATAATGCTAACTTTAGTGGATTTGGTGATGCTACTAATTTTAAAAATCTTCAGAAACGTATTTCATTAATGAAAATGGCTGAAGCCAATAAAATTGAAATTGTAGTTCCAGGAAGAGCAGATTATACAGTTGGGCAAAAGGTTTCAGTTACATTAAATAAAATTGAACCAGCAAGTAATCAAGATAATGACAAAGATTTAATTGACCAAATGTTTTCTGGTTTTTATTTAATTTCAGCAATTAACCATTATATTACTCGTGAGCGTCATGAGTGTAATATGGAATTAATTAAAGATTCTTTACAATTGAGTATTGATAGGAAAAAATCATAATGTTTTATACAGGTATAGTTGAAAATCGCTCAGATCCTTTACAACTTGGTCGATGCCAAGTTCGTATTGTAGGATTGCATACTCACGATAAAACGCAACTACCAACAAATGACTTACCATGGGCAACTCCGATTCAGCCAGTAGGTTCTGCTGCGATGAATGGTATTGGCTCAACCCCAGTTGGTCCAGTTGAAGGTACAACTGTTATTATTATGTTTGCTGATGATTCGATGCAGCAACCATTAATATTTGGTACTGTTGGTGGTATACCACAAAACCCAATTGCTATTTCTGATGATGATAGTGGAACTGCTATCCAAGAATATAGAACAAAAGATATTGTATTAAGAACTATTGTTGGACCAGTTTCTGGTAAACAATTAACTTTTTATGATCCAGAAAATGGATCTACAAATTTAACGACGCCACTAAAAGCCAATATGAAAGTTGTTGGTTTTGGATTATCTCAAAATTGTTATATTGTTACAATTGATTCACCAACTCAGATTACAATTAGTGAAGAAGTTAGTGGTTATACTGAAAACATTATTACATTTAAAGATCCTCCTTCTAACTTAGATGCAGTAAATTCAAGTAAAGTTCAGGGAGTTGTAACCACAAGTACTGGACAACCTATATTAGATAGTTCTGGACAACCAGTAAAATCTGCTCAACCTGATGCATCAGCAACAACTGCTGCGCCAGTTACTCAATCTAATACTAATATATCAATTCCAACAGTTCCGCCACCAAAATCATCTTCAAACTCTAGTAAAGCATCTGATGGTATTAAAGCACTTATTGCTGCATGCGACAAAGTTGGTTTAACAACAAAAGAACAAAAATGTGCATTACTTGGTATTGCTGGTGGTGAGTCTGGTTGGATTCCTCAATTAGAAGGTTTTAATTATAGCGAATCTAGATTAAAACAAATTTTCTCTTTTGCAACAGACGCTACTGCGGCACAATATGCCAATGCGCAAAAGAAAGGTCTTACAAGAGAACAATTTTTCTCTTGGGTTTATGGTCCATCAACTCGTGGTAAAGGTTTCTTAGGAAATCAAACAGACGAGGATGGTGGTAAATATTATGGACGTGGTTTTATTCAGTTGACTGGTAAAGCGAACTACGCAAAATATCAGAAGATGGCAAATGCCATGGGATTAACTCTTGATTTAATTAATAATCCTGATTCTCTTGATAGTGATATTAATGTATCAGCATTAGTTGCTGCTTTGTATATTAAAGATCGTGTTCCAAAGGGAACTTCACCAACCGACCATCCTGGATATTTCTTTGCTGCTAAAAAATCTGTTGGTGTTAATTCTCCAGATATCGCAGCACGTAAATTAGATTACTACCAATATTTTTATGGAGCACAAGCAACAGGCTCAGTAGATAAAGATGCTGGAACTCCAACACCTGAGCCACCAGCAGATGGATCTAGTCCAACTCCTGGACCATCACCAGAAAGTGTTGCTCGTGGTACTGATAATACTGGATTTAGAGATCCAAATAATAAGTATCCACTAAAAGATTATATCAATGAACCAGATACTAATCGTTTAGCACGTGGCATTATTGATGGTACTATTGTTGCTAAGAAAGATGCAAATAGAAGATTGGGTGTTCCATTAGCAAATGGCGAAGGCTCTTGGGATCAACCAATGCCAGCATATGGTGCAAAGTATCCATACAATAAAGTATTAGAAACTGAATCAGGTCACGTTCAAGAGTTTGATGATACACCAGGACAAGAACGTATCCATACTTATCATAGAGCAGGAACATATACTGAAGTAGATCCTAATGGGTCACAGACTAATTATATTATTGGTGAAAACTTTATAATTATGGAACGTAATGGTTTTATTCACGTTGGCGGAGACTGTAACCTTACTGTTGAAGGTAATGCTAATATTTACGCAAGAACTGACGCTAATGTTCAGGTAGAAGGTAATGCTACTTTAACTGTGGGTAATAATTTATCAATTGGTGTTGCCAATGATTTAGATATTGCTGTTGGTGGTGATATGCAAATTAAAGCAGCTGGTAGTTTGCATATTGCAGCGGATAATATGACTGCTAAATCTGCTAATAATTTATTATTCCAAGCAGGACAAGGCACAAGCATTAAATCAAACGCACTTCAGTTAGAATCTTCTTCTGATATGAATATTAAATCAGGCGCAACTCTTAATGCTGATTATGCAACAGGTAATTTTGGTAATGGTGCTTCTGGTGGTCAAGATGTTGCTGACTTTGATTTACCACCTCCACCTGCTGGAGATCCAGTTGATCCAGTTGTTCCTCAATTACAACCACCAGATCGTCAAACTGAAGAATTAGCTTCTGCTGAAACACCAGAAGATTATGCTACTCCAGAAGGACGTAAGTTTAATAATGATCAAGCTCAATCTACTGGTGTTCCAAATGCACCACCTCCTGTAGCTTCTGAAACTCCAGCATCCCCTTCTGGTGGTAAAGATAGTAAAATTCCTGTTGATTGTCAAGTTATTTACAATACAACAAACTTTACTAACGATTATAGAATGTCCAAAAACTTTACGCTTGGTATGTTAATATCAGGTGGCTTAACTGGACCACATAAACTTGTTGATCAAGTGCTTAAAGATACAGCAAGTAGTCCAGAACGTGTATATAAAGTTCAAGAAATTGTTTGTAACTTGGCCACTGCTGCTCAAAATGTACTTGAACCATACCTAGATGTTCTTCCAGGTGGTATTGGTGGATACGGTAAACAGTGGACAATCAGTTCAGGATACCGTTTAAAAGGTGTTGTTAAAACTGAAAGTCCAACATCTGATCACTGTAAAGGTCATTGTTTTGATGTTGCTTTATTATTACCTGAT